TACCTATGGCGATAAATATTTAAGCAAAAAATTCTGGCTGGATTCAAGCGATAACCTTATGTATAACGGCAAAGCTCCTGAGCTTTCGGAAACTAAGTCAGCAAGAATGCCAGCGTTCTTTGAGCATAGCAATGTCAACCTACCCCAATACTCTTGAGTCAATCCTCGGACCATCTCTTGAGTCAATCCTCACTGAACTTGAGGAAATCCATCCACCAATTACACCTAACCCTGATGAATCAATGGAAAAAATTATGTATAGATCAGGTCAACGCTCTGTTGTGGAGTGGATAAAAGATCGAGTCAGTGAGGAATAGATATGGGAAGAGCAAGATCAAGACGTAGACGAGGTAAAACTGGAGGTCAAGGTAGCGGAGGCTCTGGAAAGGGTAAAGGTACTGGAGGCTCAAGAGGTAGATCGTCTAGTAATAGAGGTGGTCAAGGCAGCGGTGGTTCTGGCTCTGGTAAAGGTACTGGAGGTTCTAAAGGCAGATCAAATGCTAATAGGAATACTAAGAAGAACAACAACAGAGTCAAAGTTAATAAAACCAATGAAGCTAACAAGCAAGCACGTGTAAATCGTAGAGACGAACGGTTAAAGAAACAGTTTGGTCTCGACTACAACGACATGAAGGATAGTTTTAGAATTAAGATTAATCCTACTCAATGGCTTGGTGGCTTTACAGAAAAAACTGGTATACCTACAGGACTTATAAGTAGAAATCTTCCAGGGTTTATTAAAAACATGAAGATTGACCACCAACTTAAGTCACCTAACAAAGTAGGTGTAAAACCAGGTGATAGTAAGTGGGGTGGTGGAGTTGCTAAAGATATTCTTTTAGCTACGCAAGCCAAGCAAGCTCAGAAGGCTCAACAAAAAGCCGAAGAGAAAGCACTCGACAAGCAGTACAAAAACGACCAAGCAATTTACAACAACAACAAGAAAAACATGTCAGTAACAATAGGTACATCAACAGGCGGTGGTTCAGGACCACAACAATCAGATTCAGAATGGTTAACTAAAGCTTACAAGGATACCTTTGGTAGAGACCCTTCCTATGGAACTAAAGGTGGAGCTGACTATTGGTTAGACCAAATGAAATCTAACCCTACCTCTCATTCAAGAGATGAGGTATTGAGAATGCTACAGGGTTCAGATGAGGGTCAAAAACATGCAGGTAAAGTATCAGGGTATAACAAAGGACAAGTATATTTAGGAGGTATCGACTCTTCTAAGTCTATTGCCTCTCAATCTGGATGGGGTGATAGCTTTAAAAAAGGTGGTACATTTGAAAACCAGAATGCAGCTGGAGCATTACAAACTATTGCAGATGACATAGGTTTTACACCTCAAGAAGCTTACTTCAACAACAGTGTTGGAGGTGGTGGTGGTAATACAGGCGGCGGTGGTGATGCAACAACACCTGGAGCACCAGCAGACGGTTGGTGGAATCAGTTTGCAGATGCAGATGCCTTTAAGAAATTCCTACAACCTGATGCTGCTGAAACTAAGCAAGATGGCATGGGTGACTTCATGAAGTTCATGATGCTTATGAATGTCATGCGTCCAGGTGGCGGCGGCGGTTACGGCGGTGGCGGTGGTAGTCAATTTGGCTACGGCGGTCTAAACCCAGGTGGTGTACAAGCTGCTTACGATCCTATGAAACAGCTACAAGGTATGGGTACATGGTTTAAAGATAACTTTGGATCAGGTGGTGGAACAACTACAGGTAATCTCAATACTCCCTAATAACAATGACAGCAAAATCTAGATACGACTATTTATCAAGCGAACGTACACAGTTTCTAGACGAAGCAGAACAGTCAGCGGAATTAACTCTTCCATATTTAATCATTAAGGATACCTACACCAAGGGTATGCGTCATCTCCCTACTCCGTGGCAATCAGTAGGAGCTAAGTGTTCAGTGACGTTGGCTGCAAAACTAATGCAGTCAATGCTCCCTGTACAAACAAGCTTCTTCAAGCTACAAGTAGATGACACACAACTTGGAGAGGAGTTTCCTCCAGAGATTAAATCAGAACTAGACTTATCATTTGCAAAGATCGAACGCACTATCTTAGAAGCTGTAGCAGCATCTAATGATCGTGTAGTTGTGCATGAAGCTCTCTTACATCTAGTAGTAGCAGGTAATGCCTTGATCTATATGGGTAAGGATGGTTTGAAAGTATATCCGTTGAATCGCTACGTCGTAGAACGAGATGGGAACGGCAATGTGATTGAAATAGTAACGAAAGAAACCATTGCTAAGAAACTAATAGCTGATCAATTACCAGAGGATGTACTTAAACAGTATGACTCAGTAGTTGATAGCGATCCTGATAACAGTGACGAGTGCGACATTTACACCCATGTCAAACGAGACAACAACAGATACGTCTGGCATCAGGAAGTACACAATAAAATATTACCTAAGTCCCACGGGAAATCCCCTGTTGACGTTAGTCCTTGGATTCCATTGAGATTTAACTCAGTAGATGGAGAGGATTACGGACGGGGAAGAGTCGGTCAATTTATAGGCGACTTAAAATCATTAGAAGCACTGTCCCAAGCCTTAGTGGAAGGGTCAGCAGCTGCAGCGAAAGTTGTCTTCACAGTCTCACCTAGCTCTACGACGAAACCAAGTACCCTTGCTAACGCAGGGAACGGCGCAATCGTGCAAGGTAGACCTGATGACATTGGAGTCGTACAGGTAGGTAAGAGTGCAGACTTCGGTACTGCATTCCAGATGATGCAACAACTAGAACGTCGTCTTAATGAAGCGTTCTTAGTTATGCAAGTCAGACAAAGTGAACGGACAACAGCTGAAGAGGTACGCCTCACACAGATGGAGTTAGAGCAACAGTTAGGTGGACTATTCAGTCTTCTTACTACAGAGTTCTTACTTCCATACTTGAATAGAATACTTAATCAATTTCAAAAGTCTGGAAAGATACCAAGACTACCCAAGAACATTGTTAAACCGACCATCATCGCTGGTGTTAATGCACTAGGTAGAGGTCAGGACAGAGAGAGCTTAGGTCAATTCCTAACAGTCATCTCTCAGACAATGGGACCAGAGGCAGTACAGAAGTTTATTAATCCAGAGGAAGTTATTAAACGCCTAGCAGCATCACAAGGTATTGATGTATTGAACTTAGTTAAGTCCATGCAAGAGATACAAGGTCAAGAGCAACAAGCTCAACAGATGGCTATGCAGCAACAACAACAAGATCAGCAAATTGCAATGATGAAGACTCCTATGATGGACCCTTCTAAGAACCCTGCATTAGCTGGTGATCAACAACAACCACCTGAGCAAGAATGAGCGAAGAACAAACTTTATCAATGGAGCCAGTAGTTAATACTGAAAATGCTGGTTCCGTTGATGACTTATCAACAGAAGAAAAAGACTCTCTATTAATTGGAGAGGACATGGAACGTCAGCAAGAAGGTTTACTAGCTGGTAAATATTCAAGTGCTGAAGAACTAGAGAAAGCTTATAAAGAACTCGAAGGAAAATTGGGCGAAAAATCTGAGCCTGTTTCGGAAGAAGAGGAATCAGAAATTGAACCTGATGAGGAAGGGTCGGATGATTATGAGCCAAATATATTAGATGCTCTCTGGGAAGAGGGAACTAATGACTCATTGTCTGAGGAGACCTTTGAAGAGCTGAAGAATATGGACCCTGTTGAGGTAGCTAAGTTAGCTATGGAACAGAGGAATAGATCACAAGCACCTCAGTCCAGAGACTTCACTGATCAGGACGTTGATCAGATCCAAGGTCTAGTAGGAGGCGAGGAGAACTACAACCAAATGCTTGGTTGGGCGCAAGGTAATTTACCTAGTCAAGAGATTGAATTATTTGATGCAGTAATGGATCAAGGTAATACCTTAGCTGCTTACTTTGCAGTTCAATCAATGGCTCTAAGGTATCAGGACGGTGTTGGTAAAGAAGGTCAGATGGTTACAGGTAAAGCACCTAAATCAGATGGAGATACCTTTAAGAGTCAACAGGAAATGGTACAAGCTATGGAAGATCCAAGGTATAACGATGACCCTGCATACCGTGAAGCAATCATAGAAAAACTACAACGATCAGACATTAACTTTTAACTATGACAGATAAGAGAGAAAGCTTTGGAAAAATGGTTGCATCGTTTGGTAGCAACTGGAAAAAGATTGAGAAGACTGCTACTAAAAAGCAAAAGATTCTAGATCAATTAAAGAAACAAGGGGATCTTTAATTATGCCTAGAGGAAAAGGTACCTACGGTACTAAGAAAGGTAGACCACCTAAGAAGTAGGTAGACATGGCGACCTGACAGTTCATCATCGCCATTCACCTATCTTTCAAATCAATGACAGTTATAACCGAATACGGTAAACAAAACATTTTCGCAAAAGAACCACCTATAGAAATCATG